TTGGATGAGCTCCTCAATGTTGCCGTACCTTTGTTCTTTGTAGTCTATCCATCTTCCCGTGTCTTTTTTGATGGAAAGTACCGTGTTGCTGCTCGAATCTCTGTAAAGAGGTTTTGCGCGATATTCTTTACCCCTGTCAAGGAGGGTATACCCAAGGTTGGTTAGTATGTCTTTTACGTCATGCATTGGTTCTCATGAAATCAAAATTTTCTCCGGGAACGGTTGGCGGCGTTTCTATATTAAAGGATTGTTGTTCGTGCGTAATTATGTCTTGAAGAGATCCTTCTTCTTCCACTTTAAAATTTTCCACTCTAAAGTTCAGGAAATTATTAACAAACCTTTCGCTCACATGACCGTTAACGGGGTCTGCTGCCCTCCTTCTCAGTAGATCTTGGTGTCCTGCAGCGTCTCGCCCTTGGAATCGTGTCTTTAGGGGGATGAGCTTGTGGGTTCCGAACCTTTCTCCATCCAAGGCTGTTTCATCCAAAGTTTTGCGTCGAAAAATAGCCACAAAAGTAGCAAACCACTGAAGTCGGTCCGAAAGAGAAATCGCAGAACTATCGTCAACCAAATTGCTTGAATTACGATTAAAACTCTCACCGGAACGGTTTAGTTGCATTGCGGTTATGAGGGGAGCGTTCACTTCTTCTGATATTCTTTTAAGTTTATCTATTTTTTCTCCTATCGCTTGATGTTCGGCCCAGTTTTTGTCTACCCTCTCCCCCGTAAGCTTAACGTAATCGTAAGCAATAACGCACCGGTTGCCTCTCCCAACATATTTCATGTGCCATCGGCGAATCAGAGCGCATACCTCGTCTATGGTTTTATTTTTAACGTGATAATGAAAATAATTATGTTTTTTAAGCTCTCGGAAATATTCCCTTACTTTTTCGACCATGCCTTCATTATTTCTCCACTTGCCTGTTTCGAGAAACCACAAAGGAACACCGGTTTTTGCTGCCGCCATTCTAAACTGAATTTCTTCCGTCGTCATTTCGGTATCAAGCACTAAAACGGGTACATTGTTTTTAATTGCTGTCCCCAAACAAAGCTCATTAATGAAAGTTGTTTTTCCTTGAGCTGGTCTCGAAACTATTGCGTAAAGATTACCATCTCTCAACCCTCCATATAAACGATTAAATTCATTATAGGGAGTCGCCAATCCCGTATCTTCCATAGGATTGTTTCCTCTTTCCTCTATTTTAAACTCTAAATCATCAAAAACATTTTGAGGATCGTCATCAAAGGAATAGCTCGAAATTTTTTCACTATAAATAGCATCTATAGAAGATATGATGGAGTCTAGATCTTGGTTCGAAGCCTTGATAACATGTTCTTTTATACGATCAGCGGTTTCACTTAACTCTCTCCTGACTCTAACTTTCTTGAGTTCTTTACATGAATCAACAACAGCTTCTGCGGTTATTGATGTATAATTTAAAGTATTTATATAATCATAAATATCAATGTCGTCTTTGGACGAAATACCTAAGTTAGATATTTTTGTGGCTACTAATACCTTGTCGATTTTTTCATTATTTAAAATGGATTCCCTTAAAACGCAGTAAATTGTCTGGTGAACATCATTGTAAAAATCTGCTGCACTTATAAAAGAATCCACCTCTGGCAAAACGTCAGGATGCTTGAGAAGACCGCCCAGCACGTGGCTTTCGACTTGATTAGAATATATGGGCATCTATTATTTGTATACCCGATCTACTTTAAAGAAATAATCAAAAAGAGTATTGGGAGCTTGGAGCCCTCCAATCGCTGTGTAGACAGCCACGCCTTTCTTTGCGCCCGCGTAAATTCCGCGGTGTACGGTTGATTCAGGCCCCAGCATCCTACTAAGCTGCTCAAAACCATGTTCTAGGCTAGACTGAGGAATTTTATCCAACGACTCCTTGTCACCAATAATAACACAAGCAGCCAAGTTTCCCGTAGAAGCATCGATACCCGCCAAAATATTTTTACGCAAGTTGTCTCTCACTGAATAAGAAATGCCCGTATCAGAGAAGTCCTTAACGGGTGTTGCTCCAAACATAATTAGTCCCGAAGAGAAAATTGTATCAAGGTCGGCCTTGTCAAAAGTGGTATAAGCCGATTCTTTGGCGGATATTTTATTGAAGAGATGAAAGATCGAGCAAATGCTATTATTTGCAGTACTCCAGAATTGGTTGACACTTAATTTAGGATAAAGCTGTTTAATTTTTTCGTTGTCTAAGATAATCAGCGGAGAAACCACCCCCGCCTTCTGGAGGTCTAGGATTTTGAGGACTGCTTTTTTAGAATTTTCTTGAACCTTTATTCCTTCTCCCCGTGTGGGCAACGCCAAGATGCAACCAATTTTAGCGTCTGTATCTTTTTTCTCTTTGCCTAAAGACTGACTTAAGTCATGACATACATCCAGCACCCGAACTACCCCACCGGCTCCAGTGCCTCCCCCTGCTCCCGCACACACCAACACTCGTTCATATCCTGTTCCGAAAACCTTTTTGAGAAAATCGAGGACATCTTCATACCTTGTGCGAAAAACTTCATCTGCAACCTCTGGGTTTTTTCCCGCTCCCCCTTCGCCTATTAAGAGCTTGTTTTCATCGGGAATCTTAATCAAAGATAAATCCTGTTGAGCGGTATTTATGATACCAATCCTCCTGTAGCCTAAATTCCAAAAAGACTCTGCTATTCTGGAGCCTCCTTGACCCACTCCCACAATCGCAAAATTAAAAGCGGCATCATTAAAGTCGTCTCTAACGCTATCTTCCAAGGGTTCGTCATCAGGAAGGGGGATGTCGGGTAGATCTATACCTAAGTCAGATATTTCTTTTATCGACTCCTCAGAGCCGGTTTCGGCGTGAGGGGCTTCTCCGCCTACCAGAGACGTTACGGCCTCTTTAGGTGGGTCTTGTGGATAATATTGGTGGATGGGGGTGTCACTCATTTTCGTCTAATCCTTCTTCCTCCTCTGTTTCTGGGTTAAGAACATTATTTAAATTTTTCATGAAACTGTCTGAATTTACGTTTTCCATAGCGTCAGACCAATGGCTTATTAAATATTGTAAAGACATGGCGTTCCTTTCGTCTTCCGACTTAGAATATACTTGGGGGTTACCGTATTCGTCGAAATTAAACAACATAAAACCGCCACAAGACCACTCACTCAACTGATCCAATAAGATATCCGGAATTCTATTTTCTTTATTGCCAATCATAAAGATAATTACACTATTTTAAATACTTACCTCAAATTTCTCCAAAATATACCCTCTCGAAAGGGAGGCTAAATCTTCTTCTGTGATTTCCAAAAATTTAAAATTATTGTTTTCGAGCCACACCCTCTTATGGTAGTCTCTTTTAATCGACTTTAGATAATTAGCTCGCGAGTTACCGTGAAAAAACTTGTTAAATGACTCGTGTTGAGCACCTTGCACTTCTACGGCGATTCTTTTGGTCATGTTTATCATATCTACTTTCATCCGTGTCCCGTAAACCGGAAATTCTTCGTAGCATATATGACTAATCCAATAAGGTTTGAAAAATTGCTTAACTTCAAATTGAATATTTGAGCGACATTCTTTTTCCCACTCGATTCGATATTTGTTAACGCTTTTGTATGCAAGTTTTCCTGCTATGTTATAAAGCTTCACTTAGAGATTTGTAAGACTTTTCTAAATTTGTTAAAAAGGAAATCACATATTTCCACATTATCTTCCAAATATTTACGAAAATTATCTTCGCCATGATGTTTAGCCGTCATATCTAGCCCCGCCTCCTTTAGTTCGTTCACTAAAGAATCTCCCACAGTAATCCAAGAGCCGCTAGATTTTGCCATCTCCCACTGCAAAAGCATTCCGATAACTTCGTATTCTGTCCAGATGCTCCTGCCTCCAACGCGACCATATTTAATTGGATACTCAACCATTTTTCCGGTTTTCTCATTGGCGGATTTTCTGAAGATGACCTTACAGTTGTGACCTTCTGGCTCGTCAGATTTAGGCGGTATCATGTCTTTTTGGTAACGGGGCTGAAACTCCAAGATCCAGTCAGAATAGTGAAGCAACGCGTTTCCTCCAGAAGCGTTTGTTATTTTGGGGTCAGCTGTTTGGTACCCAATGGTAACTTTGCTTCTAACCTGAGAAATCATGAAACATATATGACCCTTCGTTGAAAGCCCTAGCGCCATTTTCTTTAAAAAATTAGAACTCAAAAGAGAGCCTCCCGCCACCTTGTCTGCCTCATCAAAAGAACGCTCTAAATCTTCTCTTCTGACCATTGCGTCCATTGAATCTATTATAAAAAAATATTTACAGTCGGTGGGGTTTCCCGTAATCAAGTCCTTCATTAACTGCAAAATACTCTCAAAAATATTACTTTTATAAATAAACCATTTCTCTTCAGAAGTATCCATCCCTGACCGTTCTATCATTTCGGGAGATAGTCGTCCTTCGGACTTAATGTAGATAACCATCCCGTTATCTACTGTTTTTTGGAAATTTCTACCAAAAGAAAGAGCACAGGAGGTTTTTCCTCCCTCCACAACCCCTGACGCCCTAATTATAGAGGGACGAATGCCTCCCCCCATCTCGATGTCTAATAACAAACTTCCACTGGACACTACATAAGTAGGAGTTTTGTCAAAATTAAAATGCTCATCTTTATGTTCCTTGAGATAGCTCTTTATTTGGTCAAGCGGATTTAGCGTTTCATTTATTTTCTTTTTGGCTGCCATATTTTAGGAAATCTTCAATTGTTGTGGTTTTTTGTAATATTATTCTATCATCACCGAATTTGGTGTCTGATACATTATGGAGCTTGCGGGGACGCAAGTCAAGAGAAAACTTGGCGTACTCAAGCTTGAGATACGCCCATCCCTGCTTGGAGGTGTACCAAGCGAGAGTTTCTGTACTAAACTTGGGAGGTAAGGAGCGCCAAAAAATTTCCAAGGGGTATTTCTCAATGAGCCTTTTAGTGAATACTACCTCACGGGGGGCAGCGATTGGGTCTTTCCATACCGCTTCCGGGTTTTTTAAAAATTTATTTATTATAAAAACATTTAGTGTTTCCTCGGGCTTCTTGCGTCCTTTTCTTAAGCAGCCCGGAGAACAAAACTTTTTTTTATAAGGCGAGAGAAACGGTTTGTGACAATGTTCACATTTAAATCTTTTCGGCTTCCCCATCGCCTTCTACTCTATTGTGTATGGGGTGAACAGTCAAGAAGAAAATACCCACCCGTTTATTTGGTCCAATGGTGTTTGTAAATTGAGTTTTTGCACAGGTGGTTTGTTTGATTTGGGAGAGAGTTGCCCGTTAAACATGATTTTTTCAAGCTTGCGAATTTGTTTTGCGCGTTCTTTTGTCGGTCGTCCTTTTCCCATATTAAATGTATATTCCGCTAAAAAAAGGGGGGGGAGATCCAATTTAAATTCTTCGGCATGAATTTCTCGATGACAAGTAGCGCAAACTAAGATACATTTGTCGAGCTCCTTTAAAAAACTAGGGGGAAGAATAACGTTGTAGTCTTTGTCAAAAAAGTTTGTTATCTGTCCGCCCACCAACATTCTGGCAAAATCTATTTCTTTTTCATTCTTGTTTTTGTGGTGGAAATCCATGGCTTTTGGGTTTTTGTTGTAACCACATCGGGAACATTCGCCCCCCTTGTATTTTATCATGGTTTTGCGGACTAGCTCAATCCTGAGTTTCTTTATTATAGCATCTCTTTTTATTTGTTTGTGGGTTGTTTCTGCATTCAGCGCCCGGGTTATTGTGGCTACATTCACGTCAAATTTTTCCGCCAGTTCTTTTCTAGAAAGTTTAGTGGGGTCTTGTTTTTGACCCACGACTCCGTGCCCTTTCTTTAATGGTGTGAAGGTGTTTCTTATCTCTTCTTTTTCTTCTTTTGTTAGTATTTCTGGGCGTCCATGAGCGAGAGGCTGCCTAGACCATTTTCTTTCAGTATCTTTTTTATTTCCGCGAAACATATTTAATTTAATTAGTATTTTCGAAAAATCCCGAAGGAGGAAGTTCAGGGGGAAAAAGTCCGTTTTTTTTCAATTTCGAGGTCATTATTTACCATTCTTTTTACCAAATCTTCAAAAGAAAACTTTGGGTTCCATCCTAGTTCCTCCCTGATGGGGGTTGAGTCTCCATGAAGGATAGCAACGTCCGCGGGACGATAAAAATCTTCATTAATCTCCGCTAAAATTTTATTTTCTTGATTAATTCTAAATTTTTCATCAAGGCCTTCACCGCTCCAGAGTCCAACTATCCCCGCCTCTTGAAAAGCTAAGGATACAAATTCCTTAACAGTATGCGTTTCGTCGCTTGATAAAATATACTCTTTGGGTTCGTCTTGTTTAAGCATAAGCCACACCCCGGCCACAAAGTCTTCGGAATCAGACCAATCTCGCTTAGCTTCAATATCTCCAAGTTGAAGGGGCTCAAAACCCCTTCCTTGATCTATCGCAACCTTAATTCGAGCAACCGCTTTGGTTATCTTGCGGGTGACAAACTCTTCCCCTCGCCTAATTCCTTCGTGATTGAATAAAATACCATGAACTGCAAAAATATCATATGATTCACGATAAACTTTAGTCATGAACCTAGCCGCCACTTTCGACACTCCGTAAGGGCTTCGTGGCTTGGGTGGGTGCGCTTTATCTTGCGGACTGTAATCAACGTCCCCCATTTCTTCAGAGCTTCCTGCGCTGTAGAATCTACATTTAGGCTGAAATCTTCTAATGGCTTCCAAGCACCTCAAAGTTCCCAACGCGTTAGTATCCATAACGTGTTCGGGCATATCCCAACTGCACCCAACAAAGGAATTGGCGGCAAAATTGATAAAGTAATCCGGTTGAATTTCCTGCACAAGCC